GATAACCTCATGATGAGCCGTATGAAAAACTAGTTCGTGCCAAGAATCTTTGCAGTTATAATAGTCTTCCCATTGAGATTGTTTAAGCTCTTCTAGTTTATCCTTAACGCACTGTAGGGTCATCTTCTGCCTCCTTTTTACAAAGCTCACGAATATTTTCCAAGGTCCAATCGTGACCATCGTCGGTTTGCTCAAAAATGGAATTATCTTCGGCAGCTATTCTCCAAGCTTCTTTCTTGTTAGGTGCTTCAATGATTGCGGTATATCCAACGTCCATTGTTGCCGTTACTTTAAATTTTTTATTCTCCCCTATTAGTGTATAATACGGCTCACCTTCTACCCATTCGTTCCAACCTTCTAGGAAATCTTCGCTAGTGTAGTTTGTCCAAGAACTACTCCTATCTCGGTTAATCTCTTCAAGCATTTGCTCAACAGTCCAAACATCGGTTTTACCATTAGACAAATCTTTTATTAAAAAAGTTCTATTCATTTATTTTCTCCGTAGTTAAGAATTTAAGATTCTTAAAATGTATAGGAATATATGAGAGTTTACAAGACCCAATTTAAAAACACCTTTTCTTTATATATAGAGCAAAAAATAAAAAAATAATTTTATAAAAATATAGGTGTAACCAGTGTAACCATGTAACTTTTACTTTAAGTGTTTATATAATAAGAGTTTTTTAGTTACATATTTAGTTACACTACTTAAATTAAATATGTAACTTTATTTAAAAAAACAAAAAGTGCCTTAAAGGGGGGTAAAAAGTTTTTTGTAAAAAAATAATTTACTAGATATATAAGTAAAAGTGTGTTTTTAAATATGACTATCTGAAATTAACATGAGTACATGAATGACTAAAAATTTACCTAAAAAGCGAGGGCGGAAGAAAAAGACTGCTGCTACACCTCTGAACCGCAGACAAGAACTTTTTGTTAAAGAGCTCGTGAGCAAAGACGGACAAATCACGATGCGTGAAGCTGCAATCAATGCTGGATATCCAGCTGCTTCGGCACATACCAGAGCATATGAACTAACGAACCCGGATATAAATCCTCATGTGGTGTCCAAGATCCGCGAATATCGACGCGAGTTGGATGAAAAGTTTGGAGTGGATTACAAGAGGCATATTCGTGATTTACAAATAATTAGGGATCGGGCCTTGGACCAAGGTGCGTTTTCAGCGGCAGTACAAGCGGAAAAGGCCAGAGGTTTGGCACAGGGAGACATATACATTAACAAATCGGAAGTTCGCCACGGATCGATTGACAGTATGTCAAAAGACGAAGTTCTTAAAGCACTACAAGAACTGAAAGGAATAGATGAACATGTCACAATCGACATTACTCCCACGAATAATACCAGCGACGGCAAAAAAGCGCGAAGCCGCCTTGTGGAGCGAATTTCGGAAGCAAGCAAAGAAGTTACGGCCTGAGTGGATTTTAACCCGAATAGAAACAAGACTAACTCCAGGAATTCCAGATGTTCTTTTATGTGATGAGCAAGGCACATTTCATTTTATTGAATTAAAATATACAACCTCGCATGTTGTAGATTTGAGCCCTCATCAGGTGGCGTGGCTCACAAGGCATGCCCATAGTAACTCTTGGATATTGGTTCGTCAGGGAGACAGAAGGGGGAAGGGGGATAGAAAGACGTATTTGTATCCAGCTGCTGAAGCTATGGACTTGCGTATGGGGGGACTTGTTCGTACACCTTTGTTTCAATGCGATAAGGAAGTACCTTGGGCCGCGATCTTTGATGTAATGTCTGTGAAATAAAAAGGGCGGTTTTGAACCGCCCCTAAAAAATTATTTCTTTTTGATTTTTTTAGAAACGTCATCGTTTGATTTAAAGAATTGCATGAATCTTTCTGTAATAACATCTCCATTACAACGCTCGCAAGCTCTTCCTTTGCCAAAATCTTCAAAGGGCATGGGGTTATTTCCATATCCGTGATTACCTTTGCTTCCACAAAGCACACAATCGTAGCGAGGAATACCATCAATAACCTTTACGCCGGGTAAGCCTGTTACGGGACAAATTTCTATGCCTAATTCATTTTTTTCTTTTTTCATTTATTTTCCTTTCTATAAATTCCTGTAATTAGATATAGAAGTTTATTTGCATAATGTCAATAACTTTATTTCTGGGGCTCTACCAGCTGCGGTGGCTCGCGATCCTTGGGCAATGGCCTGTGGTTCGTGGGCCGTGGGTCAGGAAGTGGCAACGTATCTTTAAACTTATACATCTTATAGCAATACGCATCCGTCCATAATAACGGATCAATTTTCTGCATATAATAAATACACTTTTCACGGTCTCGGAAAGTAACGTAAGAAAGCCCTATCTCTGGATTAAGTATTAAGGTTATATAAACGGTATACTCAAACATCATCCTTACCGTCAGTAGCCACATAATAATCGGCACTTTCGCGAATGCGTTGGTCCAAGGGTATTTCGTCCTGTGATTGGGAAAGTTCTTTTTTCTCCAGCTCGGCTATCTTTTTCTTTAGACGTTTATTTTCCATCTTTAGCATCAGCAACTCGTCTTCTAAGTGCATTAGATATCTCCTTTATCGAGTTCAGCTATTCTCTCTTTTAATTTTTCGTTAAGTTTAATAAATTCTTTTACTAATTCCCCATTTTCCATATGAAAATTAAGAAGTTTTTCATTTTCTAAAACTTTAACTTTTTTAGAGAGCATTTTGTTAGTTGTTTTGTAATAATATAGATTTTTTCTATATTGCTTTTGCAACTTATATACGCGAGCATCAAAATGCTCTTTGATTTGTTTAATCTTTTTTTCCATACAATTTTTTTCGTAAGTGTTCTTTTTTCGGATTACTTATATTTTTGCCACATTTCTTACATTCAACTTTATTCCAGAACATATGACTAAGTACATGCATAGTCTTACAGTTCTGACATTGAAACCCGTATAATTTTTGATGATCAAATCGTGGTTTCATAATTTTCTCCAAAAAAAAGGGGGCCAGAGAGAGCCCCCAAGTTTGCACCAACTTTATACCAGAGCGGAGGACTTCCATTTTTTAGCAAAGGCCTCCTTATCATATTCATGTATATACTTTTTTGCAGTATTTGTGTCCGTATGGTCAGGTAACACAGCATCCCCACAGTAATCGTTGTTCAGATTACAAAAATCAAACATTTCCTGTAATTTTTGAGCAATCTTTTTTGATTCGTGCAAATCAGAGGCGTTCATGCTATTATAACTAAATCGACGTATAAGATTGTAAGCATCCAGTATATTAAGCACTTCATTGCGGTCCAAAGTTACGGATTTAATCATTTCAACTTTTTGTTTTTCAAATTTCATTATTTTCCTCATAAGTTATATTAAGATATATAACTATATACGATCTAAGTAAATAAATGTCAATAAAAATAAAAAGCCCCCAGACCTACGGAAATCTGAGGGCTTTGAAGAGCTCTCCACAGGCGGTGAGAGAGCTCCGGGAAACTAGACTTCAACTGGAAAATAAATAAAAAAATTGAAATCTATCACATAAATAAGCGATTTTATAAGATATATCAAGCTTTATTTAAGTTTTTCTGATATTCTTCAAAAATTATTCTTAATTGACCTGAAATTGTTCTACCTTCTTTTGAAGACAACTTTTTTATCTGTTCGTATACTTCACGAGGCACAAGAACGCTTTTCCATCTCTTGGTATCCATGCGACAACTCCTTATTTTCTGGGATATTATAAGAATAAATGCAACAAGTCAAATAAAAAAGACCCCACCGTAGTGGGGTCTAAGTAGGGAGGATAAAAATATGATTGACAGAGAGCCTACTCTGCCTCA